CAACAGAATATTTTTTAGTATTCTTTTTGCCAGCGTGGTCATCAACATAATCATTGGCGGTTGGGAATACAGCTTCTTTTTCGATCATTTCATCTTCTCCTTTATACGCAAACTGCTTGATAATACTCAGCATAACTTCTCCTGAAGGAATATTTGTAAACTCTACGTCATCATGCGCGGTGTTGTAATCAATATTGCGCCCGGCGTATTCTGCTTTATATGCCGATTCCACTTTTGAGTTGACCCAACGATACGCTAGATTGTTAAAATATGTCTCAACAACATATACATCAAATGTTAGTGTGCTGTATACAACACTAACTTGATTGTTGCGATCTCCAGGCAGCGAAATGTCCAATAATCGGGCATTGTGAAAACAATTCCACCCATATTCAGAACCTTCAGTGATTCTGCTTTGCCCTACTTTAAGAACTTCTTCCAATTTCATGTTTCACTCCTTGTATGCGGCACTAAAAATAGCGCCATATGTTGTTGCTTGCTCACTCAGTTTAACTAGATTGTGCCTGCCGCACAGTTTCAAAAAATGGGCTCCAATCATTGAAGCATTTTTAGGCACTGCTCCATCTTTGACACATTTATCTAGCTCTACCCGTATTCTAGCAGGTTGAGCGGATAAGTCGATTAAAATGGTGTTTCTGGTAAAATCATCCAACACTTTATGCTCTACACCATTATGGTCAGTCCACCTTTGTAGCATAAAGTTGTTATAGTTATACCCTTGTTTTTCACGATCTTCAAATGCTTCAATGATACCTACTCTGTTTTTGGTGCCTTTAAGGCTAGCGCCAGGATATGCTGAAAAGACATAGTCGCCAGGATCACCACGAACACATTTTTCAAACAAGATAAACTTTGGATCAGGAACTTTTTTCGGTAGCCCTGTTTTCTTCTCTAATACAATCTTACCCTTAGCATCGTAAATGCCGGTAATAGTGTGTAGCTCTTTCAACACCCCGCTATATTGGGTAACATTAGGGGCTAGGAGTTGGTAAAAGTCGCTGTCAGTGCTGCAAATGACATGCTCATCATCTGGGTGCCCTTGAATCCAACCAGCGATAAGATCATCAGCTTCAAGCTCTGGATGCTGTAGCACTGTCATGTTAGTGTGATTGCGGAAAAAATCAATCAAATCATTTAACGCTTCAAATGCTAGCTTGCTTTCTTTCGCTTCTTTATCAGTCAACGCATCTCTTGCAATGTCACGATTACCTTTATACCTAGAATAAAAACTTCTTCGCCAGCTATGCCCCTCAAGCATTACAACAACATGAGTCGCATGCTGATCTCTAAATGTTGATGAGATACTTTGCAGCGTGGAGTGAATGCCAAACGCGATTTTTTCTTCAATGTCATACGCTCTTACTGCAGCGTGTAAGCTCCGCATAAAAGTATTTGCTAAATCTATAAGTAAATATTTTTGTTTCATACTTTTTCCAATTCTTTTGATTTGTTCAGGGCAAAGCAAGCGGGGTAAAGCAATATTGCGGCCTGATTACCGAGTAATGCTAACATTTTAACATCCTCGGGTTTTTCGTCAAGTAAGTATCCGCAGTTATCCCACGCAATGAGCGCTCTTACTGCATCCCATGCCGCACCCCATGCCGCATTATATGCCGCATCCTTTGCCTCATTATATGCCGCATTATATGCCGCATCCCTTGCCGCATTATATGCCGCATCCCTTGCCGCACCCCATGCCGCATTCCTTGCCGTACCCAATGCCGAATTCCATGTTGAAGCATTTTTCTTCAATGAAGCTATTACTAGATCAATGTATTTGGCATTTGGAAGATCAGCCCAAGTAGTTTTGTTACTCATACCATTATTTTAACACAAAAAAAGCCGGCAGTCAACCGGCTTTTTTGCTTAAAAACAGCGAAATCACATACGATTTGAAGGATCTGCCTGCTCTTGAGCATAAGTTTCTAGAGCAATATTACGGCATAGAGTGGTAAACCAATCGTCAACAATTTGAATGTCAGTTTTACCTTTATACCCGGCTTTAACTAACTTTGCTACAAAGTTATCGTTCCAGTCCAAACTAAAAGACCCTGCGTTGGGGTTATCTAAGTCAAGTTCCATTCCAATGACATTGACCCAAGGTTCTCCAGCCGCAGTAGCAGCTAACTTGTCTGGGTTTTCAGGTACTACTTTTTTGGCTGAACTTTTTTTTTTGTTGGAGCAGTCTGAGTAGGTGTAATCGCAGCAGCCTTGGCTTTAACTGCAGTGGTTTTAGCTACAACTTTTGGTGTTTTGGGCGTAGTTTTTGCTTTGACCTTAGGAGCAGGTTTGACAACTGGTGATGCTACTTCTGCAGCTTTTACAGTGTTGTCCCACGATGGTGTTTCTTGAACTTTACGGTCAGTAGCATCACGCTTACCAAACACTTTTTTAATAAATGAGAACATAGTTTTCCTTTTAACTTATAATACGATATTTATCCTTTTTCACGCCATACTGACATAAAGATGCTGCTGCAGGGATAACTTAAATCCATGCCGCAAACAATATTCACCAGTGTATTCGTGATTAGATTGATTGGCAGCAAGATCTAATAATCCCGGCTCCCAAAAAGATATTTTTTCATCAACTGTACTACGCTCTGCCATTGTAATAGCACCCTTCTCCGCTCGTAATAGTTTGATTTGTTGTGGAAAGGAGTTATACACATTCATAGGTGAGCAATATATTTCTTTGCCTGTTTCTTCTTTCCATGTGTGAGCCCACTCTGGAACCTCACTATAAGGAGATGATGGCTCAGCACTCATGACAAACTTTAAACAGTCAGCACGATCGAGAATAGTTTTAGACGGCGAATAATATTTAACAGCGACCCCATTTTTTTCCAAACATTTTGGCGAGCAAACAAGAGTCACACCTTCTGGAACTATAGTGTCAGGAATCCCATTGCTTTCAACTTGAACTGCTTTCCACTTTCCTACCTGTGACTCCATAAACCCCGACACATTATTTTGAATCAGCGGCTCACCGCCAGTGATGACCAAAACGATGTTTGGAAAAGTCATACCTGAAATACTATCCCTATTAGCTAATACCCATTCTGGGACAACATTTTCTTTGGTAGTCCAGTAGTCGCAAATAGTCTTATATGCTTTTGCGGTTATTTCTTGGTAGGTCATCCAATCGCCGTCATCAAAGAAAGTGTCACAAAAACTGCAAGTGAGATTGCATTTTGCCAACCTGATGAACAAGGCTGGCATACCCGCATAAGGACCTTCGCCCTGCAAAGTGAAAAACATTGATGTCACCATCAGTTTACTCAATGGTGCATCTTTGAAAAAAGATTTCCCAGTTATAGAGTTAGTTCCGAACATGATTATTTTACCTTCACTATTTGATTTAAAAAATGATCAGTATACATGATTTTATCAGTTTCAAACTCATGCAATACTCGATAGTTCAATTTCACCCAAGACATGATTTGCTGCATAATATTAGGTGTGATCCATTTTGCAACTTGGGATGGATCATAATCTAAACTTGGCATTTGTATTACGAAGTTGTCCTCATTGTTCCAACGATTTTTAAAGTTAGAAACTTTGATTCTTAAACCATGCTGTTTGTTTGATTTTCCTACCCATAATACAACGTCTTGAATACCATGATTGTGGCTTCCGAGATTTGCCATTTCGTGCAATACATCGTCACTCTCTTCTTGCAAAACCATATCTATATATTTTTGTAATTCTTCTGAGATCATTGTGCATAATCCTTTTTTAGTATCGCAGTCAACGCTTCGTGTTTTTCATTTTGCCACCGCGTTAACCAAGGTGTGCGATCACATTCATCTACATGCTGCAATAATTTGTTTCTTGAGCAACTTTCTATTATTTCATGAACAGAAATATTCAAGACAGTTTTGCCGCCACGCATAATGACGACACACATGTCATTAGGGTCTAAAATATCCCAAGTAATTTCATTCATATCTTTTCTATTTTCTATTTTCTATTAGACATCACATTCACTAGCCCAGCATTGCTACCTACTCTAGTTTCTAAATTAGTCACTGCGCAGGTAGTCAACGCGAGCATCATTAGCACCGCTATTACAACAAGCATTATTTTGACGCATTCCTTCATGCAATATACATGGCTGAGTTACTGGGAGTTTCCCTTACTTCAACTTTACTTACTTTAACTCGATTACCATACCCATTTTCAGGAATCCAAATCTCGCTCAAATAATCATACAGCCATTTTGATAGCCCTT